TTGGTGATCGTTACCGCGTTGCCCTGCAGCACCGTCTTGGCGTTACCCACGCACCAGGCCAGCAAGGCGATGCCTCCATGCACCAGCTTCTTGGCAGCCACATGGCGCTCGGCAGTTTTGATCGCTCCATTGAGCTGGTAGCCCTGCGGGATGGCCACTACCTGGGCGGCTTCCACCGGGCCAGGTTCATCGTCAGTCCCCACCAGGGCGTCATAGATAGCGCCCAGGCCCAGGCGGTCAACGCCCACCTTGTCCAGCAGGCCAGAATCCACGATTTGCTCAACCAGTTTCACAACGTCTATAACGTCCTGGCCAACTTCGGACACCAGCACTAGGTCGCCGGCCTTGATGAAGTCCTGATAACGAGCGGCCTCGGATTTGCGGCGCTCCAAGGCAATGGGATGAATCCATCCCCTGCCCCAAGCGAGCCATCGGCCGGTGTCGATCTCGCGGCCGATTACCGACAGGCCTAGCAAGTCATCCAGGCCGCCGCCGTCAATGCCAACGGTCACAACCTCGCTGCGCGCCAGCAATTCCTCCAGGGAGAAAACCGGAATCGCGGCAGCCAGCCAGAAGTCAGCGCCGCTCCAGCGGTCAGAACGCAGATGAAGACCCACCTCCACATTGCCGTACTTGGCAAGAAAACCCTTCAGCGAGGCCTCGCCCTCTTCTGCAGCCTTGCGGTATTCCCGCTCGTGAAATTCACTGTCCACGGAGTAACCCAGGTTCGGGTTGACCAGAGCCAGGTTTTCCAGCTGCTGGCACTCGCCAGACTCGACCATCTCCGGAGGGTGCTCAAACAGGATGGGCACAAACTGCGGGTCGATGATCTCGCCGTCGCGCACCTTGCGGGCGTACTCCAGCTTTTCCTTGAACACGCCCGCGGGCGGCTCGTCGCTCTGGGTTGTGATGTAGATCACGAAGCCCTCGGGGCGCGATGCCAGGCCACCGGTGGCCTCCCGCAGCATGTCCTTCGCCTTGGGGACCTTGCCGAACAGCCAAAGCTCCTCAACCAGCACCCCCACAGACTTCTTGCCGGCGGCGCTGCTGGTGTCCGCAGCAATAACCTTCAACTTGGCATTCATGCCCCGGTGGGTCAGGATGCGCTGCGAGTCCTGCACATGGATGAGGTCTGACAGCTCGCTGTATGACTCGCCGTCTTCGTCCTCTTCCTGGAACTGGACCATATCCTTGGCCGGGACAAAGCTGTTGTCCGCCACTTCTTTGGTTGGCGCCAGCACCGTGAACTCAGCAGACCTGCGCCAGTTGCGGATCAAGGTCGTGAGCATGATCGAGGCCGCCAAGCCGGATTTGAAGTTCTTCTTCGGCAGCATCACAAACCATTCTTTGATCAGCCGGCGCCCGGTCGATGCGTCATAGGCACCAAACACCGAACCGGCGAGATCAAAGAGCCATTGCCCGCAGGCATCCTCCATGCGGGGGCTGCCTGGCGCGTCCACAATGCGCAGATCTCGCATCACTGCCAGATTCGCCTCGGCCTCCTCTGGGAACAAGGGCGCCGGGATTATTGAGCGGCCGTCTTTAAGCCGTTCCGCCCAGTCTGGGCAAGCTGTGGTCCATTCAGGCATGCGAAACCCTCAATCAATGCGTTGTGGGCGGCGCAGACGCTGATGCGTACTTTCCAGTAGATGCCCGTTTGGCAGCAGATGCCTTTTCGGCCCGCTTCCCACCGTTTTCCGCCCTGCGAGTCTCTGCAGACAGCAGGGCCTTGGCGGCATCAATCCGAAGTTTGGCTTCGGTGCCGCTGTCGTTCATTACCGCCTTCAAGAACTTGGACGGGTCGTCGTAGTTCAAGCTTAGGTTCAGGTAAGCAGGCTCTTTGGGTGGACGGCCGGCGCCCGGACGAGCACCGCCGCTTCGTCCTTTGGCTCCAGACATAGCTACTCCATTTGATTTATTTGATTACGGGACAAGTTTCTTGCGCGTGCGGAACAGGGCGGTTTCCTTCGGGAGGCTCCTAGCCTTTGGTGCCGTACCTCCATGCCGGGCATGCCCCAGCGGCTTGCCAGGAGGCCTCAAGCGGCGCTCCCAGGCTGCGGTGATGGGTCGGGCACTGCGGGGGCGGCTGCTCGCCTGGAGAAGTCCCCCAGCAGTTCGTGCAGCCCCAGCAGCACATTCACCGCCTTGCTGTACCAGTGGTTCCGGTCTTCCTTCGCTTGAGCGTTGTCGCGGGATGCCTCCCACTTGCGCTTGGCATACTCCATCCGGCGCTCAATGTGGACCTGCACCCAGTCCGGCAGCCCGTCCTTGATCGCTCGATTGAGTCGTGCCTTCAGTTCGCGGGAGGTGGTGGTGTAGTTCATCTCATAGCCCTCTTGCTCTCTCCGCAGCTTCCCGCTTCGTCTTGGCCGCGTGGTGCGGAATGCATCGGGTCGCATAGTTGCTCTCGTCGTCTGCCCCGCCCTGCCAGAGAGGAATGATGTGATCCACCTCCTGGCCTGCCGTCACCTTCCCCTCGTCCTGGCAGTCACAGCACAGCGGATTGGCCTGCAGCCATCTATCCCGCTTTGTCATCCACTTGCGACCACGGGTGCGCGGGGTCGCGGCAATGCGTGGGGCCCGGGCGATCTGCCGTGTCTCCGCCATCTGGATGCGAGATGGCAGTGAGTTGATTCTTGCCATAGGCGCCCTAAAAAATGAAAAACCGCCCGAAGGCGGTTGGTGGTAGATCAGTGGCGCCTACAGGAGAGAAGCGCTATCAAACTCCAGCTTGATGGCTGTCACGCGCCTGATCAGGTTCGCAATCACGGTCCAGGACATATCCTCAGCGTTTTGGCTCAACACATGTCCATCAATTCCGACTAGCTCCGTCATGTAGTCATTAGGAGAAGTTCTTACTGAGTAAAGCCGCCTCATGTTGGGTGCTGGCAAAGTCCAATCAGTATCGGTAAATGCGAGTGCAGGCAATAGATCCCCATTGCTCACGACATACCTCGGCACTATGCTGAACTCGCCAATATGACTAGAGACGAGGTACTCCTTGCCTACCTCCAAAGCAGCCCCGATGTCTGGCAAAAATATCCCGACTTCCTTTAATTGTTCAGCCGCCCTCGGCCACAACTGAGAAAGGTGCGCCCAAAATTGATCGGCGTTGCTCAAGTAGTTGTCCAGCCTAGCTCTCTGGAAGAGCCCAATCGTCGTATCAACCGCCATTGCCGTCCTAGTTGCATCGCGAAATATGCGACAGCACATGATAGCGTTCAGTAAAGGAGGTCGCGCCTTCATACCGCTCGGGTGCAGGCCGCGCATGCTGCAGCTGACATGAAAAAGCCCCGCACTTGGCGAGGCTTGATAGCGGAAGACGACAATTATTTTGACTTGCTCTCTGGACCAGGAAACAACCCACGAATCACGCCAAGAAATGCGGCAAGAACACTCACAGTAACACCCGTCGTGACTGCAATTAGGACCTTATCACTCCACAGGGGCTTGCCAAGCGACATGTTTACCACACCAGACGCAATGAGCATGACCGCCCACCACCACAAACAACCAAAAGCCAATTGATAGGCCTTATCAGCGTATTTCTCCCGAAGCGTTCGGTTTTGTTTTCTGTCCTCAACCGTTTGCTCGTCAAGTTCATCTGAACGACGCGGGACCCCGCCAGTAGGATCAGGAGGCTCGTCGACCCCTACGTCAGATTCGCATTGAAGTGGGGAGCGATCCTTTATGTCATTGGAAACACTCCCCAACCAGTCATTGAATGTGAGCGCTCGACTGGCTAACGGATCTGGCGGCTGGTCTACCATTCAACAGACTACAAGGTTTGGTCTTTTTTCATCTGGTCATGCGTAATTACGCTTCCATCAGCGTGTCCACCCTCCAGACCTTCTGACCAAGCCGATCCAGGTTGATGCGTTCTCTCAGAAAGAAGCTGCGCAGGCATCGATCCAAAGCGAGAAATTACCGCATCTATCAACGACCAAGCGGTGGTGTCGTCACTTGGAATTTTAGGGACGTGGACAATGTATCCGCCGTTTTCCACTGCCAGTGTTGTAGCCATGGACGTGATTGTCTTGTAACCGTAATCCTTGAACTCGTGGTAAATGGCAGGAATCACAGGCCCAAATTTCCATCTTGCAAAATTGTCGTCAAGCAATGGGCAATTGAGCACACGCAGATGCCAAACCTGCGCGTAATACATGAGCTTTTGCAGCTTCATTGGGGTCAAACCGTGCAGCTTATCTTCTTTTGCCCTCTCTACAAAGGCGTTAGCTACAGCGTATGCCGAATAAGCCATAAACCCTCCTTAAGTTGACAAAAAATACTGTGCTTACACACAGCCACTGCAAGTTGGATTGTAGCGAACGGCTCAAGTTCCTCCTAGTGGAATTCCCCTATGAATGCAAGCCCACAATAGCCCTGAGCAAGGCGGGTCAAGGTGTTGTGGCCGTGGGCAAGAACTGAACTGATGTCTTCAGGTTCGTAGTCCGAGGCCCAATCCGCTGGGCAGCCGACCCAGAAACGAAAAGAGCCTCCGAAGTGGAGAGCTCTTACCGAGCATTTGCAGTCACCGCCGCCTCCACATAGGATATGCGACTCTGTGCTGTTGCTCAGTCAATGGGTGGACTGTACCAGATATTCAGGATGTGTGCAATGTCCCGACACATAGTTTTTCAACGTCATTGCGCCAGCCTCTACCACTGCCTCTGCCTGTGTGCAAAATGACGGGGAGCGCAAGATAACGCTGCCCTTCTGCACCTCGCAGACCGTCCTCCCATCCTTACCAAAGAATCGCACACACCATCCCGATCTTTCGAGCGCATACCGCAGTTGTGCTCCATTCACAGGACTTGCTGCGGTCTTCACATGCTCACGATTCCAAGCGCGGGAGAGAATGTCTGCCGGCGGGCGCCGGGCCTCAACATAGCAATGAAGTCGGATCTGCCGCTTGCAATCGCGACAGCGGCTGCACCAGCCTAAGTTTGGCTCGTTCCACACGCTGTGGTCGTCATGCAGGCAATGCCCAAGATAGCGCTCATTCACCAAGCGCTCAGACTCGGACAATGCTCGGTCAGCTTTGAACTCACCGTCCACGTTATGCACCTCGGTTGATCAGCATCTGACGCGCATCACGCAGCAGATCGGCCAGGCCTTGGAGGCTGGTGCCCAGCTTCTTGCTCGCACGGGCGGGGCTGGCTTCCTTGCTGCGCGGGTCCAGGACATAGCACCAGTTCAATACAGCACGGTGCTTTTCTGGCAAACCGGCAACCGCCTTGGCAACCTTCGCCGCGTCCATGGGATCCATCAATTCGGCCGGCACATCGCCTGGCTGACGCAGCTGCGGCTCACGCGGCATGCCTCGGAACATGGGGGATACGTCGCGGCGCATCGGACCATGGCACCAACGTCCCCAGTTGGCCAGGCGCACATCCATTGGGCGGTGCTGGGGGAGGACCTGTGTGAAGTCCACATAGCCCCGGCCGCTGCGGCGCGCTGGGGTGGATAGTGCTGCTGTCTCTGCAAAGTTCATTCGGGCTCCGTTTCGGTTATTGGGGATGGGTAGCGCCAGCTGGTCGCTGGCTCAGGGCGTTCATGGCAAGGGTTGACGCCGTTAGGCATTCGTCCTCAGACCCCAGGTGGATGGGCACCCAGTCAGAACAGGCGTTTTCGGCGTAGGCGCGGCGGTTGCACTTGAGCATGGCCTCTACCGGCTCTACATGCAGCGCTGACTGGGTGTAGCTCCACAGGAGCACATGTGTTGCATCTGCTGGCTTAGTAGTCATCGGGATACCTCTTGTGCGCCCGTGGGGCAGTGGTGGCGGTGTTGGTGTTGCTGGTGAGAGATTCGGTGGATTCGGACCAGCGCTGGTACTTGCCCTCGAAGTTCAGAGCCATGTCGCTCTGCCCCAGGTCGCGGCCCTTGATGGCACCCAGGCCCTTGATGGATGACTCATCGATGTCACCCTTCTTGTGGTCCCACAGAACCAGCACAATGTCGGCGTCCTCCTCGATGGCGCCGCACTCCTTCAGATCGGAAAGCTGGGGCTTCGGGTTGGAGCGCTTTTCCACCTCCCGATTGAGCTGGGACAGCAGCGCGATGGTGATGCCCAGCTGGCCTGCCAGGCGCTTGAGGTTGCGGGTGATCTCTTCCAACTGCACCCGGCGGTCTTTGCGCTCGTCAGTGGCGGCCATCAACTGCAGGTAGTCGATGACCACCAGCTTGATCTTGTGCTTGCGCACCAGCTTGCGGATCTTGGCGGAGATCTCTGCCAGGTTGACGCCTGGGCAGAACTCGAAATACAGCGGAAGATCTCGCATGCGCTCCATGGCGTCAGGCACTCGGCCATAGTCATCGGGGCTGAGCTTGCCCGTCTTGAGCAGGCGCAGCGGCACCCGGCCGAGGTTGGCCACCGTGCGGCGCATCAGCTCCTTCTCGCTCATCTCCATGCCCAAGAATGCGGAGGGATAGCCCCGCTCCGCCTGGTTGAGCGCCAGCTGCTGGGCAAAGGATGACTTACCCACGCTTGGCCGCGCAGCGATGACGATCAGCTGCCCGTCATAGGTGCCGCCGGCCAGGATGTAGTCCAGCTTTGTAATGCCAGTCTCGCGCCCCAGCACGGCCTTGCCGTCGGCCAGGTCCTCCAGCTCATCAAGGAACGGGATAGCCAACTCACCCACCGACTTGGCCTCAGAGGTCATACGCTCATCGGCAATGGCATCAAACAGCGTCACGGCCTGGCCTGAGATCTCCTCGGCTGAGAGCGATTTATCCTTGAGCAGCTCGCCTACCTTTGCCGAGGCCTCTGCCACACGGCGCAGCCGGTGCAGGTTCGCCACAATTCGGGCGTGGTGGGTGACCATTCGCACCGAAGCAAAGGAGCTCGTCAGGTTGTTGAGGTAGCTGAGCAGGCCGGCGGCGTAGGCGTCATCAACCTTGCCCTGCAGGTCCTGCAGCACCACCACCGGGTCCACATCACGGCCTGCCAGAACCAGTCCTTCCACAGCGGTCCAAATGCTTTTGTGCAGTGGATGAGCAAAGCTGCTGGCCGACACATGCCCGGCTGCCATGTCAAAGGCCTCAGCGCCACCACTCAGCAGCGCGCCCAACACACTCTGCTCAGGGACTAGGGATGGATCGGCCCACACCGCCACAGCAGGGGCGGGAAATTGCGAGTCAAAATCCTGCATATCAAAGCCACTTCTTGCGTTCATCGGTTCTCCTTGCGGTGGCTTTCCCATGCGCAGATGTGCATCTCTGCGCCATCGCGCAAGCGGTCGAACGCCCGGGGGCCCAAGATTGGCTTCACATCCTTGGCGTGCAGGTTAGACAGGACCACGGTCGGCCGGCCCAGCTTGTATCGGCGGTCGATGACATCAAGGATTTGCGTGCGCTCAGCCTCTTTGTCAAAGCCCACGCCCACCTCATCGAGCACCAACAAGCCAATCTCGCCCAGGCGGTCAATCACCTCGCTCTCGGTTTCCGCGTCTTCGTCCCGATTGCGCCCCCAGGTAGCGCGCAGCAACCGCACAATCTCCCGGGCGCTGTAGATCGCAGCAGGGATGCCGCGTTCACGGATCAGGTGACTCACGATTGCGCTGCCAAGGTGCGTCTTGCCGGTGCCAGGCGGCCCGATAAGCCACAGATTCCGGCCGCCATCGAGCTCCACGGATTCGGCAAAGGTCTTGCACGCAGCAAGCACTGCGGCCTGCGCGGGGGTACTGGCCTCGTAGCTTTCAAACGATGCGCGCAGCATGCGACCTTCCATGCCGCTGCTGTCGATCAGTTGCGCTAGCACCTGGCCAGCCTCTGCAGCTTTTTCCCGCTGACGGTCTTGCGCCTCTTGCGCCTGAATCTCCGCCTCGACGCATCCCCAGCAGCGAGTCCAGCGGCCTGTTTCCGCATTCACGCGGGAGCTGTAGTCCCCATGAATGGTGCAGTTTTCATTTCGTGTATCGGTCATCCCCAGCTCTCCGCACCTTCGTAGTAGCTCGCATCAAAGTTCTCCCGGCCCCCGCTCGCAGCCGGATAACCAGCCTGCTGGTCTTCAGCGCCTTCCC